AGTAATAAGTCTACTCAAGTCTTCCAAATATGTCTTTGTCATTGTATAATTTAAAAGATCAAGTGCTCCGTAGTAATATAAGTCATTCAGAAACAATTGATATTTGATATTGAACAATCCACTAGAAATAGTGCTATTGTCCATTTTGAATACCTTTTCAACACCCAAAACATGATCAGGAAGTTGAAGGAAGTTTTGTCCCTCTGTCCAATCAACAGAAGTCACACCAACAGTTGATGTTGCTGTGGTGGTAGTAATTCCAGCTTTTAGTGTTTCTTTTTCAGCAGCAGTGATCTTGTGCTTTAAGTATACTCTTTGAATTCCGTCGAAATGATAATCTTGGAAATGCTGAATAGCGTCATCTACCAAATCATCAATCTGGTCATCGTCTACATTAATTTCCAAGACAGGGTAACCCAGTCTCCTAAGACAATAATCAATTAGTTCTTGCCTGGTACTGGGTTTACTCATTCTTCGATACCTGCTTCCTGGTATTTATCTGGTGGTATTTGATTGAACTTCTTCTGCAACTCAAGATACTCTTTGTTTAGAGATTCGAGTTTAGATTCTAATAGAATATTCTGATTCATTAATGAAGAAATTTTAGAATGATAATTTCTAATCAAAATATTCACATCAACATCACTACTATTCATAATTGTCAGAATGTTCCTCCATCTAATGTATCAGTCCACATTGGTTTACTGGTATAGACTACAGTTCTTGAACTTGGTGTAATGGAAATACTAGCACCATTTACAACCAAGTCATTAGTTGTGTCAAATGTTCCTTGCTCACCAATGATTGTTAAAGTAGTTCCTGCAGTGATTGAAGTCTTACAAACACCATATGCAGAACTATTATTTTGCTGAGTGATTTGAGCACCAGCAGCGATTGTTGCTCCTGAAGGTAATGCAAGAGTAACCTCAGTGACAGCAGTCAGAATCTGTGTAGAAGTTCTGGTGCTTGTTGCTGTGCCAGGACCATCAGTAGATGATTGCAGACCATTAGCATCGAAGAACACGACACCATGAGTTGCAAAATCATTAGTCTGATAGTAGATACCCTTGATATCAAGGAAACCTCTAGTACCAGATACAACACTATTGGTTACAGTTGCATCAGGAATGTATGTCCACGCTCTAGCAATGGCAGAACTTCCTTCTCCAGTGCTATCGTTGTAACCAAAGAATCCAGTTTTATTATTTGCAACACCAGATCCAGTGTTATAATCGAATGAAATACCACGGTCTGTATTGGTATCAAATCCGTGAGTGATTGTTACTTGAGTTGCTGTTGAAATGCCAGCATTTGTTGTACCAGTGAAGGTTACAACTTTACTTGATGTATCATAAGAAGCGACTGTACCAATACCAGAAGCATCAATACCAGTTGCTGCAATTTGATCTCCAGTGTTAATACCAACAACTGAATCCAGTTTAATTGTAGATATACCGACCGCAACAGTTGCTAAAACTGTTCTGGTGCTGGTTACATCTCCAATGTTAAAGATGGAATCGTTGACCGTAACATTATTTGAGTTAACGGTAGTTGTTGTACCATCAACCTGCAGGTCACCTTTAACAACAACTGTACCTTCGTTACTCAGACCATCGGGATATGGGTCAATATAGAGAGTGTTTCCACTTCCTGATGTTGTCTGAATTACATTGGATGAAATTCCAACAGAACCAAATGTTACTGGATTATTGAATGTAACATTTACACCAGTTCCAAAGTTCCAATCAGCACCTGTGACGAGAACTTTATCTGTGCCATTTTCATCATATTCAATTTTGGCATCTTTATCATTACCAAAACTGAGATATGTATCATCAGCAATATTTACTTCACCAGTTCCATTAGTGACAAACTTGATGTCACCATTAGAGTCATTTGAATATATTGTGTTTCCATCAAGAGTCAGATTATCAACTGACCATTGATCTACTCTTGGTAATCTGGCGACATTTCCTGTTCCTCCAGGATTACCAGAATTTCTAGTGTCCAGGACTGCAACAAATCCATTATCTGGAGTTGTTGGGTTATCTTGACTCGCAACCAGTCCTGGTGCAATACTTAGTAAGTCTGTGTAGTATCGACCACCAACTACCTGTGCGTTCTGTGCATTATCACCAGCAAAAAGTCTTCCGCCTTTATTGCCGTAAGTACCTACACCAACTGTAAGTCCAAGTTCACCAAAATTAAGACTAGCGGGAGCAACTACGCCCGTAGATCTTTTTACTCGTATAATGCTTGCCATGGCTTAGAAATTTCCTCCATTGATGTCCAAATTCTGGGTCGCTCCAGGCGTTAGTTCTAATGTTGCTTCCCACTTTGATGTAGTAGAATTATAAACAAGAACCATTCCGTTCTGTACACCACCTGAAATATCAACATCACTTAATGATCCTAATGTTCCGCCTCCACCAGAGAATGAAGAAAGAACTTTAACAGCATTTTGTGATCCAACTCTTACTTTGATGTCTGCCATATGTTTTAACTTGTGGTAACTCCAGCAGTAACAATCGCACTACCTTCAACTACTCTAGTTTTAATAGAACCATCACTAATCAGAACATCATATACATATCTACCAGGTTTTAATCCGTTAGTCACTGTTGATCCTAGAGAAATTCTCAATTGCCCCTGTGTGGGAGATGGGAACGATACGGCAAATGTTGCAGTTGTTGTCAATGATGATGGATGCTTCTTCATGAGTGAAGAACCAGTGTAACTTGTTAAATCAAGAGGAGCATTTCCAGAGTCTTCAAGATTGAATGTCTGAATAAAATCAGTTCCAACATCGATTACAATATTGCTTACATATGCTGCCATTACTACAATCAGTTGGGATCTATCTCTAGGTATTTATAAATCATTTTTTCACAATAGATTGGAGGAGTTCCTTTATCTCTTCTAAATCAGATTTCATTGTATTAACATCATCTTTGAGTTTTTTCATTTCCATCTTTTCCTTGTACTTTGTCTCGGAAAGTTTCATAAATTTGTCAAATTCAGTTTGATTCTGATTTACGATAGCATTAGAATCCACATCCCTGACTAGGGATGTGTCCGATTCCACTTTCAAATAATTATTCATCTGTTGAGAATGATCTGAGGGCAACTGCTCTGAAGTTCTTGATTCTAGGTGCTTGTGCTTGGTTTGTAGATGTCATAACCACTTTAATCATGAATCCATTAAACTGAGGAGTATTTTCAGCAGTAAACTTGTACTCACTGAATCCATTTTCAGATTCATTTGGATTTACAACCTTATCGGAAGAACCATCAGAGTTGAATGGAATATATGCTTGTAAAGCATCATCCATATCTTTTCTAAACAATTTATAGAACACACGGATATCAGCAGATGCTTCTCTATGTCCATCAAATTGTACAAAGAGTGAGTTTGAAGTAAATTCAAGTTGAATCTTCTTGGTTTCGTAAATTCCAGCGTTAGGATCTGCACCAGGAGTTCTAACTCTTGCATCAGTTTCATAGTCTGAAACCTTACTATTGACAAGGTTACTGACTGCGATAATATTTGTTGTTTCTAGATCGAGCAGAGGAGATACATCTGGGTTTGATGTCTGCATCAAGAATTCAAGAGCGAATGATTTATTACCACCAAGTAATCCAGATTCATTTACTTTAGAAGCAACAATTCTTGGACTATCAAGACGATTGAGTTTATTAAGAGTTACTGGTTCATAACCTAAATCTTGGAATGATGCCTCAGATCCACTAATGCTTGTTCCTGATGTGGTTTTGATTCTTGCAGAAACAGTTGTTCCTGAAGGATTGACCATATTGAATGATGGATTGATATATTCAAATGGAATGTTCTGAGAAACCTGAACATTGTTACCGCCACCAGCTCTAGTTGTTCCGAATGACTTGCTGGTATCGACAAGTCTTACATGATAACTATTAAATGTCTTTTCTCTAGGATCAATATTATGTTCTCTATTGATCTTCAGCAGTGATACAGAATTGAACTCATATTTGAATACATTTGTATTTCTAGCATGATTTGATTTGATGCTGGAATCTACAACTCTATTTTTAATTGTAATATCATTTCCAGAAATTGTTTCATAAGAAATAATTTCCTTATTGATCAGCAAGTAACCAGTATTTGCGGAACCGACTGGTGATCCTTCAAATGTAGCAAATGCGGAACCATCAGCAACTTTGATAATATTATTTGTATTATCATCAACTGCTGCAGTAAGTGTGGTTGGTTTTACATCACTTTGTACATCATAGACTCTAAGTTTATTTGTACTTGCGTGCATACCATGATTGTGGTGATCAAACAGCATTGTTACACCATCTCTGATTGCATCATTAGTGACTGCTGTTGGAGCAGTCATATTAGCACCAACTCCTGCACTATTGAAGTAAGTATATGCAACACCAGCAGAAATGTTAGAGTCAACATCATCAACAATAAGTAAGTTTGTTGTTGATACAATTCCAACTGTTACTCTTACTCCAGATCCAGTTGCACCAATTGGGTTAGCAAGGAGAAGATCTCCAACTGCATATCCAGATCCAGCAGAGGTAACATTGATTGAAGAAACCGCGCCGCCACCAACTACGACTGTAGCAACAACAGAACTTCCAACTCCAGTCAGTGATGTAAACTCAACTCCAGTGAATGTTCCATTTGTAAGTCCAATTCCAGCAGAAGTAAGTGTGAGTGAATTTGTATTTAAACCAAGTGGACCACCAACTGATACAATCTTACCGCTATTTGCACCCTGTCTAATTTCATTACCAGCAACAAATGTTGTGGTTGTATCGGCAATCGAAACTCTTTGTCTCTTGGAATATGCTGTGACTGGGTTATTCTTTCTGATTCTTCCAAGTGGAAGTTCGCTATTGTAGAAAATAAGGGAAGATGGAGTATTAGTTACAAACTTAGCTTTATTAAGTTTGAACTTAAGGTCTTCTAACTGACTTGGAGTCCAAGTAGACTGGTTTTGAGACTTAAACAGAGATCCAAGATATGGTTGTCTATTGTAGACTGCTTTGAGAAGAAGATCTTCTTCACCCATTCGAGTAATGAATGTCAAATACTTCTCTGTTGGTGCAATCAGAACCAGAGAATACTCATATCCTGACTGAAGATATACAGGAGAGTTAAACTTGAAGTTGGTTGCAACACTACCATCATCAGATGTTTTAATATCTGATGGTTCAATATTTACTTGACCAAATGGTACAACAGTTGTTGTTGGAGTACCATCTCTCATAGTTCTGATTTGAACCGTTACTGGAATAGTATTGTCCTTAGTCTTAAAGTACAGATCACCACCAGTGATAAAGACTCCATCAGATTTACCATCAGTATCAACTAAGAATGATTGAGCAAGAGGATCATACCATGCACCAAAAGTGGTTTGTTCTTGGGTGATAGTTTCTCTTGTGAAATCTTGAGTAATTCTTGAAACTGGTTGATCTGTGCCAATTTGTCTTCTTTCTACTTCTGGTGTCTTAATAGAAAGAGTTTGTTCTTGAACATTTCTGGCATATCCAGTTGCAACATAATCAGTCTCTGCAGAACTTTCACCTGGATCGAGTTTAGCTGGATTGGAAGCAACTGTTGTCAGTCTGATTGTATTTGTTCCAGTTGTAAACTTAGGATTTGAAGCGATCTTAGGATCTGGAATGTGAAGTGAGAATCTCAATTCACCTTTTTGATCCGTAACGAGATCTGTTCCTGTTACCTTTGCTTCAGCAGTGCCAGTTAAGTTAACAAGAGACATTCCCTTCTTAACATATCCAAGATGGTCTGGTCTTACTTGACTTGCAAGTCCAGGAAGATCAAGATTTAATTCTGTAGAAGTTCCAGAATAAGAAGAAGATTTATTTGCTAATTTCTTTGCTGGTTTATTGAATGGTCCTTCTTCATGATCATGAGTGGCAAGACGGAATCTAATAGATGCTGACCCAGATTTATATCCACCAACATTATCAACAATATCACCAGTTTTGAATGAACCTCTAACCATTTCAACTTTCAATTCTTTTGGAGTTGCATATTCATTCATGTCAACATTTTCCATGAAGACATAGTATCTTGTATTTGGTTTCAGTCTCTTAGCAACGACTTCCAGATTTCTTGTACGACAGTTGTGTACGACATCAACACCTACAACTCTTTCTCCAAGACTAATTCTTTCTTCACCAGCAGAAAGTTGGAATCCGAAAGTTCTTTCCGTTCCAGTTTCCTGAATAGTTTGAAGTCTTTCACGCTGAAGAGTTACATTATCAGTTGTAACTCTACGAATTGGTGGACGACCACCCCTTCTTTGAATCCTACTACGAACTCTTTGTCTATCTAATTCTGTATCAGTTACTTGTTCATCAACAACTTCACGACCAGTCCATGTCTGTTCTGCAGAGTTCCAGAAACTTGCAGACATACCACCATTTTCACGGTCTTCAACACCAAGAAGATCTGCCATTCCATTGAACACAGAATCAACTCTAACAATGTCTGGAGTTGGGAGAACCACTTCTTCAATCCAGAAGTCTGAAGCAGGATTCAGTTCAATAGCACCAGCAAAGAGTGCAATGTGGAATGGATTAAGGTTTTCAGTTCTTGTTGCCAGAGGTTGTTCGACAAAAGTTACCTCTTCAAATGCAAGAGTTAAACCCGTGCCATTTCTAGTGACATTACTATCGGCAAAGTCTTCTGCCCAACGATAATCAGCATTTACAGGATCTGCTGCTGTTGAAACAGTTTCAAATTGAAGTGCGACATTTCTTTCTGTGGATCTTGGACGACACTCACCACGCTCCATATCAATATCAAAGAATGAATCACCTTCTAAGTTATGGGATTCATGATTTCTGAAGTTATCAACAAAGAATCCTGACTTAAATTTATCTAAACCTGTATTTGGATCTTTAATTGAAAGGTTCTTTGTATCAGTCTCAAGTAATGAGAGTGTTGTATAATTTTCAAGATTTTTAACTCTATGCTCAAGTCCACCAATGTCTCTCATAGTGAATCTCTTATGAGAAATCATTCTCAGTTGAGAATCATAAGTTGCATTACTCATGTAAGGTTGCATTGAGATCACACCGACCTCAAATCCTTCACTATTTGCAACAGGTGCCTTTGGATATTCTGAAGGTTCACCCTCTTTGAGTTCGAATGCTCCTTCCTTAGTAAGATAAAGTCTATCTATTCTTCCAAGATAATACTCATAGTCAAGTACAATGGTTTTATTTGTTACTGCTGTTTCAGATCTTGTGGATGTAAAAAGTCTAGATTCAAAACTGAATGGAGAATCTGTAGATGTAGATGGATCGTATGCATCTATTCTTGGTCTTAAATCGATAAAGTCAGATGCTCTTTTGTCAAGAACAAGTGGAATTTGACTCTTATAATCAAGAGAATTGTAACTATTGACAGATTCTACAGTTCCTGTGCTTTCATCTGTTGAGAAGAAGTCAAAAATAATTCTTATTTTTCTTGTTGGTTCTGGAGCGTCAGACTTTCTGGTAATTCTTGCAAAATCGCAAAATTCTTCTCTATGACCGTCATCAAAAATATAATTAGAAGTAATATTTCTATCACCAATATTAACTGTATTAAGAATGGCAGTAATCCCAGACTCACTTAATGCAATTTGTTCTTCTAATTCAAATGTCTTATCATTTTCATATACAAAGTCTAACTGTGTGCCACTAACAATACTTACAACTCTAGCAACTGCTCCAGAAGAAGATCCAATAAATGTTTCTCCAATAATTACATTATTTGTAAATGTATCACTCTGAGATGAAACAACAATTGAAGGTAAATCTGGATTTGCAGTGTCATTTGACTCAAATATTCCTAAAATTTCAAGAGCGTCAGGAACATTTAAGGAAATTGTGTCATCTTGAACTCTAGTTCCATACACTGCACTGAATGTCAGTCCATCATTAAAAGTTGTAGATCCAATACCTGCTCCAGCATTTTGAGACCTGTCTATGATAAGATCAGAACATCTAGTAACAGTTTTTACCTTTGATGTTAACTTAGTTCTCTTTGCAGTTACAGTTAATGTTGCATTTCCAGTTCTTGACAGATTGATAATAGTAATCTGCTTTAAATCTGCAGTAATAGTTACCTGAGAACTTCTAATAAGTTCTTTCTCACCTGTTTGCCAAGTTAAGATGTAATTATTTTCAGTAAATGGTTCTAGAATTAAATCATTATCTCCTAGATCATTTATATTGAAGGAGAAAGAAGTTCCTGTTACATTTCCAGTAATTTGCTTTCTTACAATATAGTTACTATCAAGTAAATTTATAGATGATACAAATGGATTTTGCAGACTGATAATTTTTCCTGCATCATCTGCTTTTTCGAGGAATGGAACAATTACATCAAAGTCGGTAACTGTTATAGTTGTTCCTGGTAATGTACCATCACAGACACCTGCAACAGAAGGAACTGCTACAAGACTTAATGTACCACTATCGACACCAGAGGCAACTCTGTTGAAAGTTGGAAGAGTTCCACTTGGTTTTGAGTATCTAACAATATCACCTACTTTAACTAAAGAACTAAAATTAGATACACTAGGTGAAGTAGCAGCACCACCAGAAGTAATTGAAAATTGACTCGATTCTGTAAATGATTTCTTATCACTAATCAGTGCAGTATTTGCAGCAAAAGTAGATAAACCAACAGTTCTGCCGATTGACTTTACATCAGAAATATCGTGATCTGAAAGTGCTGTGATATTTCTACCTACATCAAGTCCATCAATTTCAATTGGTTCATTGAGTTGGAATTGACCACTTACATCTGTCAACTTCAATAAAGTTGCATTGGATACTGCAGCATTGGTGATTCCAGTTGCTCCACTAAACTTTCCTTTTACATGAGCAGCATTTTGTGCTGTTAATGCAAATCCAACAGTAACATTTGTAAATGTTTGAATATCAAAAAGTTTTAAATCGTATCTAGATGTTCCTACGCCTGAAATTGATTTTTGATTGTAATCATAAACTCTTGCTTTTCCGATTACATTACCAGCAGTGGGCAATCCAGTATTAGCGAGTCTTTCGTCTCTTAAGTCTACAAAATATGACATTCCAAGAGTTGGAGAACCATAAACATTCTCCACTTGAATATTGTTTCCAATTCTAACTGGAACACCAATATTCTCTTTTGATCTAGTAGTTCTTGGTTTTACAACATCGATTGAAGATGTTGAAACTTTATCAATTTCATATCCCCTTACATATGCTTTACCAGGAGATACTTGAAGTGTAAAAATTTCATCTGATGGCGTATTGCCATTTTGAGTTAATTGAGTTGGAAGATATATTCCGTTATTGCCAACTCTATCATTTAGAGATTCTCTAATATCAACAGAAAATGGTTTGATATAATAATCTCCAGATTCATCATATGTTCTTCTTGCAAGTTCATCTTTGAAGATGTTATAATCTGTTTTATTGACAATCTTTTCTACAACTCCATTTTCAACACGGAGAAGTTCTACAAAATTAACATCATTGTTATCATCTAATGACTTCTTAGTTAAAGTTGCGGTCAGTTTAAATCTATCAGCTCCAGGAGCAGACTCATTTGAAAAACCTTGTGCGTTATCATAAAGATCAGGATATTCTGAAGATGCTGTTACAATTTCCTCTTTAATGAGAAGACCAACTTTATAGGATGGTTTATCAGAGTATTGATCAAGAACTACAGTAGATGTAGGTGTTTTTACAAAATAACCTCTAATAAAAAATACTCCTTCACTTAAAGATGCAGAAGAACCAATTTTTGTTGACTCAGAAACAATACATCTAGCAAACAAATTATTTGCTGCAATCGTAGTAGATGAGAAATTAATATCAGATAAAGTAATTAGATTTTCACCATCTTGGAATATTTTTGATTCTCCGTCAGTTCCAGAACCACTGTACTTGACATACAAAGTATCAAATCCATCCTCAGATTCAATTGCAGTCAGTCTGTTTACTACAGTTGCTTTTACACCAGAAGTTTCTCCTTGAATTTCAATCTTATTATCGACAAGATACTTTGTATAAGAAGAAACAGGAATATCCAAGAAAGTTGGATCAATTCTTACTGCAAAGTAACTGTTATCATAAAAAATTCCACCTGGAATAACTACAGATCCTTCTTTAAAGAAGTGTTGTCCAAACTTTTCAATCTGTCCCTGAAGAATAGATTGAAGTGTAGTTAATTCTCTAGACTGGATTGGAAATCCAGGTTTGAACAGAACCTTATTATAGTTCTTGTCTTCATTAAAATCATCAAAATATGGAGAGACATTTAAATTGGTGTTCTGGGTCATGTTCTTAGAACTCTACTACGATTTTTACTTCTTCTTTTTGTGATGAGGACCTAGTGATTGGTGCTCTATTGTCAATGTAAATAATTTCACCTGAATATCTTTCAACATCTGGATTTGCTTTTCCTAAGCTGAAAGTTTGTCCCAATTCAATAAATTTACCACCAACAGTTATGGTGTTTTGATTATCAAATGCAATATCAGGTATCAATGCGTTTCCAGTTACTGTTGTACAAGTGATTGTATTTGCAGCACCAACAAAATCAAGGAGTTTGTATCCATTATTTGCAATAGTCGATAAACCAACTGGTTGATAGTATTTTAATACTCCAGTGGTTCTATTCCATGATGCAACATAACCAACCGCAGTAGAACCAACACCAACTGTTTGTCTTATCTCTGCATTTACTGGATATAAAGTGTCGGCTGTATTTCCAGCACCAACTGGTCTCAGTTTTAATGCACCAAGATTAGTTGCGGTAGAAGTATTTATCAACTGTGTCTGACTTCCATGTACACGAGGATTCTTTACAATACCTACTCTTGAGAAAGTATTTCCGATCACATAATCAGGGTCTGCATCATACTTTGAATAAACCATGACTCTGTATGCACCAAGTTCACGGTAGATGTCATTTCCATGACCACCTTTTGGGGGAACTGGTACTTCAAATAACGCTCCAGAACCAGATGTTACTGGAGTTGATCCACCCGATGTAGTACTAAAGTTTAATAATGCTTTTGTATATCCTGTTCCACCACTTGTAACTACAACAGAAGTTACTTCTCCTCCAGTAATTGTTACTGAAGCAAGTCCACCACTTCCATCACCAAGAATAGGAACATTGGAGACTGTCCCAGTGGTTGCACCACCCTGTAGGACATATCCAGATCCTCTTGACTTAATTACTGTGGTTTCAATTTTGCCTTCTATTGAAGCATTTTTGATTGATGCTGTATTAACATCTCCCCAATTTCTTGGAACTGGAATATATTTCTCTGTAGTAAATTTAATGATATCCGATGGAGGAATCGTAAATAGATATTTCCACAAGTAACCATCTGAACCATTGCCTGCAACTTGCGGAACTGTATCTACAAAATTTGGTTCGTTTAGTGATTTCTGACCAGTTGGATAATCTGGATTTGATCCATTATTTAAGCAAAGATAAACTTTATACTCAGAGTTTACAACATAAAAACGAGACTCGTACAAAGTCTTTGAACTTGTCTGAGGTGCTGCATTATATACATCATAGTTGTTTCTATACATGTCATAAGTAATACCTGAAGTCCAATCGATTCTAGGAACTACTCTTGCAACATCATTTGTTGTGACTCTTTTTAAAAAGAGCATAGAGTCATGATATGAATCCTCCTGTTCAAAAGAATCTTTTGGTTCTGGGGGATTTGTTGACCAATCATTCGTTCCATAATTACCAATATCTGTATTGCTTGGATCTGGATGACCCAAGAAAGTGTAATAATAATTAGCGGTTGTACCAATACCCGTCAAACTTTTTGAAAAAGTTTCCGCATTCAATATTCTAAATTGATCAGTGATTATGGCAGGCATGTCGAGCGTTTTTTTGATTATTTATATTGAATTTAGTAAGATACTTTTAATTGTAGAAGTCTAGACACATGTGCTGATGTTTCAATACCAGCGATTCCATTTTGATTGTAGAAAGTAAATGACTTAGCAGTAGCTACAGATCTAGTTCCTGTATTTATGGTGCCCCAACTATATGTACCAAAAGTTCCAGAATTTGGTTGATTTGCAGTATTAATTCCTGCAAGAGACTTAACATTAGCAGATACACGAATTGTTGAAGTTCCAGCTCCAATAGAAGTAACTTTACTTGCATAATAAACATTATCAACAAAATTAGTACTAATAGCAACAACAGAATTCACATCACCTATGATTGATGTAACTCCTGCACCAAGAGTAGTATTTCTAATTACAAAATAGTCTCCTGTAGTGATACCTGGTCTTGAAACTGTACCTGCACCTCCACCACTATCATAAATCACATCACTTGGTCTTAAGTCAAATTCAATCATAGGTGTTGTAGTGTTGATACCACTGGTACTAGCACCAATGCTAACAATCACACCATAATCACCAGAATAAGTAACATTCTTAAATTCTTCTACAACTACTGTAGTTCCAACACCAACGACTCTGACATCATTCAGTGTTTGACCAAGATTGTCTACATTCTGGAATGCCCAAGAATCATTGATGTACATCTTAGTAGAAGTTTCATCGAAAGGAGCAATAAGATTACTTGCTGGGAAGTATTGTGGTTCAAGATAATCTCTATCTTTGGAGATAATGATACCATCAATAATTAAGTCAGAAGTCTGCTTAGTCCACTCTACGGGTCTCTTAAATGTAGAATCAGTTACAATACCAACACCACCATATGTTTCGGTTTCTACAGTATCAGCAGCGATCAATTCATAGATAATTCTTTGATCCTGCGAGAAAATGTTACCTTGTCTTTGCAATCTAAGTCTATCGCCAGGTTTGATAGATTGATCGACATCAATTTCTCTAAAGTCAGAAGCAGAACCTGTATAGAAATAAATTTTAAACTTACTTCCAAATTTTGGTGCTTCTCTAAATTCTAATCTTGTGCCACTAGTAAACACATAATCTATATTTGGTTTTTGAAGAACATCATTCAGGAATATCAAAAGATTATTAGCGAGAATAATTCCAGAACCTTGTTGTGCCACAATACTATAATATTCTTTATTAGTTTTGGTTCTAGTAAGTAAGAATGATTTTTTGAAACCGTTAAATTGATTACTAAAGTCATCCAATTCAAGAAGTTGTCCAAATGCCCAACCTGCAAATTTATCTTGATACTTATTGACAACAGTTACCACAAAATTGCTTGTTCCGATACCTACAGTGTTGAATGGAAGACCAGATAATGTGAGTACATCATTAACTTCATAACCAGATCCTCGATCTGACATTTTGAAATTAACAATACTTCCCCCAGTACCAACTACAACATCCATCTTAGCACCTGATCCATTTCCACCAACAAGATCTAAGTTTGTATATGGTGCAGGGGCATCTATAGTCACTAAAGGTGGATTGGCAGCACTATATCCAGATCCACTAGTTGCAATAGTGAACGAGGTTACGACTCCAGCAAATACATTTGCAATCACAGACGCACCAATACCAACTCCAAGAGTATCTGCGATAGAAACTCTTGGGGCGCTCAGATAACCAGATCCACCAGTAGAAAGACCAATAGACTGAATTGAACCACTGGAAACAGATGCTACTGCAAGTGCTTGTCTTGGAACTTGATATCCACTACCAATACCAACTGAGAACTCATTAATAATCCCTCCCTTTGGCAAATCTCCATTTGGTCCAGTTCCAGTGAAGTTAATTGTTTGCCCAACACCAGTCAATCTGTAATCTGAATTTTGAATAGATCCAACATCACCAAAGAATGGTTTTTGGAAGATATTATCAATAAGAATAGCACCAAATGCGGAACTAATTCCAGTAACTGTTTGACCATTTTCTTGGAGATCAAACTGATTTGTAGATCCATCAAACTCCTCAGAAATATCATCAAGAATCTTATTTGTGGTGTAATCTAATCTATAGTATGCTCTACCTGAGAATGTAGATCTAGTAGTCAAACTTCCAATGCCAGTTGGACCATAAGGAACATCGGTGAAGTAGAGTTTACCGTGATCAATTCTATAATCACCAGAAAGAACTGTAGTTGCAGCACCTACAGTATGTGCAGCAGCAACTGTTCCCATTTGTCCACGAATGACAGCAAGTCTGTTTGTCAATCCAACTCCAACTAATTGAACTTTTAATATTTCATCTTCAATCTTGATAAGAGACTTACCTTTGATATTTGAGATATCATTTACTGTTACTGTGGTTGATCCGATTCCTACTGCTTGTGAAAGTCCGATACTTACATCTTTTCTGGCAACAGGACTTTGAATAATATTATCAACTGTGATAATTGATCTAGAAGTTGCAAGGTCACTTGGAACTGCAAGACTATGGGTAGATCCAATTCCAGTTACAGACATAAATGTAACTGCTGTTCCTGCAGATGCTTCAGACGAACCTATGGCAAGTTTGAATTGATCATCGGTAACTTTTATAGCAAATACTGTACTAGGTAATTTGTCAGTTGCAGCAATACCAATTCCTGGTGAACTGGTAGTGTCAATTCCAATAGTTGTACCAGTATTTTGTGACTTATTAGTTGGAGAATATAAAAGTCTTTCTCCAGTATTGAAATTATGACGAGGAATTGTTATAGTGTTGGTTGATGTATTGATAGATGCTGGATCAAATGTATGATAGAATACAGTGTCTCCACCAGTTGCTATTGAGAATGTTGACATTCCAACAATACCGCCACCAATACTTGTAGTATATCCAGTAAACTGTGGACTGATGTCATCAATCATCAGAACCTTATTTGTGATTGATTCATTGTAGTCAGTGATTACTTTAGAATCAAATATGATGAACTTGGACAGATTTGCTACATTTGTATCTTCTGATGCAAGGTCATAGAACATTCTGGTATGTACAGATGCACTACTTGGAATTACAACATCAAGATCAAGTTGAGTATCTGTAATGCTCATTCCAACTCTGGTTCCAGCACCATTAAGTACTTGAAGATCTGAGAAATTTTTATATCCAGAAGTATGATCTAAACTATTAACAGATTCTTTCCAGTGCTCATACGCAACTTCACCACGAATACTATATGCAAATCTTTGATAGTAATCACTATCATGAATGTGTTGAAGAGACGAATTTAACTTACCGATATCATCTTTCCACTCACTTACATCTTCTACCGTACTACCAACATTTAGATCGAAATCAAACTCAAATACATCTTCAACGGTTGCTTTAAAGTTTCCAACTTGTCCTCTAATAATATCTCCTTTTTTGAAAGGTTCTGAAACTTTTTTAACTTTTAATGTTTCAGTTTGTGGATCCCATCCATTTAATGCGACAAGTCCAGATGCATCTCCATTGTTTACAATGATCTTCTCATTTTCTAAGAATTGAACTTTTTCAAATTCTGGAGTGAATACTGCTAACTCATCTGCTTTGATAACTCTACCAAATGAATTTGTTGCATCAAATGATCCTCCAGTAGATCCAATTCCTGCAATTGAATATGAAACACTTTCAGTTCCAGATATAGTGTTGATTCCAGTTACAGTAAAGTAACGATAGTCATAATCACTAGAATTGTAACCATCAGCAGAGTTTGTAATTTTGATATTCTCAACATAAATTTTATCATTAATTGCAAATGGGAATGGATTTGCAGTAGTAAATCCAGCATTAGGTGCTCTAAGTGAAAGAGTATTTGTTGCTAAATTAGAAACAGCATTAGTTACTCTAACACCATTAGAGTTAACTGTTGGAACGATTCTAAGATCTTCATTCAAATTACTATCATTTGAAATAATTTCAACATCAAATACTGAATTACTCTGAAGAGTTGTTCTTGTTTGAATATTTGAATTTCCAATAGCAACAACAATTGGAGCAGAAGTATAATTTCTTCCACCAGTAGTAATGCCAATTGACCTCAAAGTTAAAATATTTTTTAGTTTTAGGATTACATTAGAATCTGCTTTTGGTGCGAGAGTTTTATCCTCAAGAAACTCAATTCCCTGTTCAATTACTTTATCATCAATAATTTGACCAATCTCTGATGCATTGACTTTTAAGATTGCAGCAGATCCAGTAGTTGATGCTATTGATGTTACAATTGGGAGTCCTTTTAAATATTTTCCAGGATTAACAACTTTGACTGAATGTATTCCTCCTTGTTCGAAAGAAGAACTTGTGGAGTAGAATGCACTGCTAAATCCTGCAGAAGTATATGAAGTTGTTTCCGCACTTCCAACTAAGGTGAAATTAAATGTGGTAGAACCGACTCCCGTAATTCTATGTTTTTTGTTATACTTGGATTCAACTACAGAAATATTTGAATAAAAATCTACATCAGTATCGGCAGATGATGGATAAGTATTTGTATACTTTATTCCATCTCCTTCAATTCTGTAGAACAATTCTTTTGGAAGATTTTCTGAAACATCGATACTAATTACTGTAGATGTATTTGAATTTCCAAATGTTCCAACTTTTCTAATTAAAGTAGACTCATATCTAGATTTGAATTCCTTATCAGTGTAGAAATTAATATCATAATCGATAAGACTTGGATGGGAAGCAGCGATAGAAACTTTTCCACCCTTATAAAATTCTAATCTAGGATTAACCTTAGATATTTCATGTGTACCATGACCTTGATTAGAAATTGTAATATTATCATAAGGGAATTTTGAAATATCTGCTTTGCTATCAGATAATTTAATTTTATCATCAGATATTTTAATTACATAATATTCTCTATTATTTTGTAATGGAGTTGCAATACCAACAGAGTTAGTATAGATTACAATATCTCCAGTTTCAAAATCATGCCCTTCAATAGTGATTTCTGATGTTGATCCAATAGCAACCGCAGTAGAAGCAAAAGATACAGGATTGACTACAAGTTTTTTCTGAACACTGTTAAATTTAAATGCATATTCCTGTGTTCTGCTAGGAGTTACATTCAGTCTAACTTCATCTTTTACTTTTAATGTATGCTGGGTATCAAGAACAACCTGTGCAGATACTTTTTTAGCAACAGCAGTAAGATTTTCTTTTTCTACCTCAAATGAATGATTAGTTCCATTTGAACCAGTAAAGTAAATGTAAGAAGAACTAGCGACTCCAGCCTTTGATGTCGTAATACCAACAAAGTCTTTTGCAAATTTTACCGTATATAAGGATGATGCAACATCATCAAGCAGGAAGGTATTAGTAAGAGCAAAATTTGGAGATGCAAAAATAGATCCACCAGCAGAAACATATTCTACTTTGTCGCCAGTCTTGAATCTATGATTTGGCAGATATATTGCTCTAGGAGGAATAGAAACTGTAACATTAGTGCTACCAGCAGTTCCAACTACTACAGAACTATATGTTGTTCCAATTCCAACAGATTTCGGTGCATCAAATGTTTGTTTGTACCCCAAATCAATATTTTTATTTTCTAACTTAGTTCCGAATTCAAATGTAAACCGTGTTGGAACTTTTTCTACTGCAACGCCATTATTATGAGCAGATGCCGTAGTATTATTATGTGATCTGGTAACTTTATATTTGTTATTGACTATATCAACATTAGTAATCAACATTTGTTCATTACCAACTGTGATTACATCACCCTTACTAAATTTGCGGGTGATTGTAGATTCTGATAATTGAATTGAGGTAGAAAATCCAGTAACAGTAGTTGCAGCAATACCAGCGGAAAGTGTAGTAGAAACAGTAGTTATACCAACTGTTCTAAATCCTTCAATATTTTTATAAAGTGATGAAGAAATACCAGAAATTTCTACAATATCAGAATCTACAAATCCATGAGGTAATGTAGAAATTCCAGTTATTGTATTATCTTTAACAGATAAAATTATATTTTCAACTACGGAATCAGTTGTTGTTATTGAGTCAATATTTTTTCCAAGAATCTCTTCAACTTCAGCATCAATAGATGTATCGGAAAGATTTATTTGTGCTCCAACTTTGTAATTTTTTCCAGAATTTTCTATAGTAATAGAATCAATTCTAGAACTCTTTACTGCAGATACTTCAACATGTGATCTAGATTCTAAAATTTCGGACAGGAATGGATAATCTCTAGAAGGATCATTCAATCCTAAATGTGATATGTTTCTCTTGTAATCGCCACTATTCAAATAGTTATCTAATTGATTTACTGACAAATTATAATTAAATTCATCAGAATGATTGTAATGAGATTTGGTAATATATGGATATGCAAGATTACCATTGACATCTAATGTCGAAAAATATGCATATGTTCCATTAGGAAAATCTGAGTTTACAAGATATCTACCATTGTATTCATCAAGATCACCACTTGCCTTGTAAACATAATCTTGTGCAAAATAACCATTTGTAAGACCAGGTGGTCTTAAACCTGGTATTGTAACTACATCTATTTCATAACTAGAATATATTTTCTTAATTCCACCAGTTCCAGTATTATCTGGAATTGCTTTTCCATTTCCATATGGACCATAAATTGGGTTTCCATCATATGCCCAACCAATGATTGGTGAATGTGAAAGACCAGTAGTTTTTTCTGCTAATACTCCACCACCCTGAGTAACAATGTTATCGCTAAGTAAATTTCTATAAAATTTACCTGGATAGAAAGAGACTAACTTATTTTGTCTTGATGATGAAGTTGATTTAGTTTGAACTAAATCTTTATACAAAACATTACTCAAGACATTTGAATATCTTTGAACATTATTGATTTTCCATTCATGAATTTCAGAATTTAATTTTACATCCTTTCCTGTTGGAATAACTTCAATAACCGTATCATCATCATATCCACTTCCCCCATCAATAATATTAATTGCAGTGATTACACCATTAACAGTGGTTGCAGTCAGTTCTGCAAGTCTTCCCTTTCCAACAACTCTTACAGTTGGTGGTGTAGTGTATTCAGATCCTCCATCTGCAATATAAATGCTTTGAATTTTTCCTGCAGAAACTAAAGGTCTAATATCAGCATCTTTTCCTGTAAGAACTTTTATTTGTGGAGTCTTATTGTAATTTACAATATTAGTTGAACCATATCCAATTCCACCAGAGCGTATAAAGACACTTTCAAGACCACCACGCACAACTGGAGTTGCAGTAGCATTGTAATATGAGGGAACACTGGTAGTTTCTCCTACAGATACCAATCCATTTATTGTGACTACAATATCAGGATATTTGAAAGTATGTGTTCCTACTCCAACACTAGAAAGATCAGCATATATTTTATTATCATAATTTACACTAGTAATACTAGATGCCGTTCCCGCTTCACTTAATTTAAATCTATGATTATCTAATACAGTTACTTTATAGTATGATGTTGTTGCTAATCCTGTTATAGGAGTTCCATCTACAGAATATACTACATTATCACCATTCTTGAACTTATGGTTTCTTGCATAGATGTAATTATTTGCAGTATTGACTCCAACAAAAGATGAGAAAATATTTTTTTGATCTGAAGGTGGCCAAGCAATACCATCAACAATTACTTTTTTGTTGGAAAAGTCATTACTACTTTCATTTACAACAATTTTATCAATTACTTTTCTAATTTGTCTTGATCTCAGTGTATGGTCTTGATTACCAAAAGCATTGAAGTCAATCAGATTAGTTTTTGCTAAAGCATCTGCTTTTGAAGTTGCAAGAGAATATGATGTATTATCATGCTTTGCAATAAAGTAAGTTGCTCCAGATGAAAGTCTATCAGTAGAAAAACCAACTGCAGTACTACCAATACCAACAGGTGTTCCACTAGCAACATATGTGACTTCTTCACCATCTAAGAACTTATGTTCATTTGTAATCGTTACTCTATCAGTTAAGAGATTTACATTGAAATCTGTAAATGATGATGAATGAGTAAATCCTCTCAGTCTTGCTTCACAAACAGATGAAGAACCGTTTCCACCAGAAATAGTTACAGATGGTGTTTCAATATAGTCAAACCCAGGATTTGTTAAAACAACCCCTTCTATTGATCCTTCAAAGTTTCCGTGAACTATTGATCCAGATCCAATAGTATCTGCAACAGAAACTTGTGGTGCATTTATGATATCAAATTCAGATCCAGAATTTAAAATGTTAACTTGTTCAATTTGACCATAAAAAATTGCATCTGAAGAAATTGGAGAATCAAACTCAACACCATTTAATGATACACCTACGGCACCTATAATATCTTTATGGTCTACTGCTGGTTTTGGTGTTTTATTAATTTTTTTGAAATTATTTTGATTAATTAATGAAGAACCATGTAAAGATGATGGAGTTATACTTGTTTGGTTAACATAAACTTTTTCTCCATTCAAAAATCCATGAGCATTGACATTAATTGAAGTGGTAGCAAATGATACATTTTCAATAGAAGATTGACTAAGTGCTAATCTAATATTGTTAGGGTCTACTACATGCACATAGTAAGTTCCAGTGGCAACTCCAACAGTTGCTGCTTTAGAACGATTTGTAGTATCAACATCATATGAAGGATATCCAGAAAAAGCAACATATGTATTTTTATCCTTATCTACAAAAGAATTTTGAATATTTGATAATACACCTTCACTTAAAAGATTTGTGGGAACAAAATTTAATTTTTTCTTGACAACATACGGAATACCACTTTGTAATGTTCCAGAACCAATTTGAAATTCAAGTGAACTATTAACAGAAGTTACTTGAGCATTTAATACAACTGGACCTTTAGTTTCTTTTAAAAGAATATCAACTCTATCTCCAACATGCAGATAATGATTAACTTCAGTAGTGATAGAATTGGAAGCAGGAACTACAGAATCAACATTTGTAAATGATATATTATTATAGAACCAGCTATTGAATTTTTTATCATTTTGATCTATTTTTTCTCCCAGATGTCTTACATCAATTCTATCTCCACCAGAAAACAATTTAGTGGTATCAGAGTTTTTGGCGGATCCTAAAATAGAACCGACAATCCTCATTTTTACTGGTTTTGCCAGATCATTATCCTCAAAACCATAAAGATATACACCATCAATGATTGGACTATTCTCTGTTAATGTGGTTGAGAGTCCTACACAATTAAAAAATTGATTACTAGACTTTCCGCTATAATCTACCTTTGCATATGATCCAAAATTTGTTAAATTATAAAAACTCCCAGATTCTGGAAATCCAATCGTAGAATCTACAGTCAATGTAGTATTATTACTATTAGTTCCTAATACCTTAGTTCTCTTACTTACAGATAATGGGTTGGTAATCGACCCATTTGATATGAATAATTTGTAATATATTTTATTTCCTAAAGAAACTTGAGTAACTCTAGAAATTGTTGCTTTTGATGTTGGATTTATAAGTGAATTTTCTAAAACAGTGGTAGCAGCAAGTTTTGATGGATCTCCATCAATCTGCTCAACTATAATATTGTCAGTAATCGACCAATCTGCAGAAGATGCTAAAATGGTATTGTCAAATGGTTTTACAACATCAATAGTTTTTCCAAAAAGAACACTGAACAAAATCTTCAGTGAAGAATCAGTTCCTTTTGAACTATAAAAATCTCTTGCCCTAGAAAGAATATTATCTACATTAACACTTGTAAATTGTCTCTCTTCAAATCCAGGTAAAAACTGAGATTTATACTTTCTATAAAATTCTTGTAAAAATACTAAACTAAGATTTTGAACAACAGAATTTACATCATGACTATCTGTTGAAGTTGAATTGAAATTCAAAAATTCTGGTTGAAGTTCACCTTCAATCCTATCAATTCCACTAAATCCTCTAATACAACCTGTAAAACTAGTATTTGTCTTTCCAGTATATGTAATAATTTCACTATTGATTTTAATTAATCCATAAGTGTTTGGAAAACCTGCAGTTGATGATACATTGATAACATCATCAAGGTCTAAAACCTCTTGAGTTACTGTTACTGGTACAGCAGCATATGTGAGTCTAGAAAATGACTCAATATCTTTTAAATCGCCAATACGACCAGCAAGATCACTAGTTCCATATTCATGTTCTTCAGAAATGTAATACTGTTGCAAAAATTCTTTGAACAGAGGACTTTCTGCCTGAATAAATTCTGGAATCTGGCTATCCAGAATGCTAGAGATTTTTACCTTTTTATCTAACATTTCTTATCGTGTATATTTTGTGTTGCTAATGAAACTTGATGGTGGATTGTAAGATACTCCAGATCTATTTGATCCAGAAGAAATCAGATCTTCTTTAAGTGTTAATACACTTTTTCCTGTAGTATCTAGGACGATATAAAGATTCTCTTTTGCGACGATATCATTAGATTCTGGAGTCACTTCAATTTCAATTCTATTTTCTAGAGCAGTAGATGTAATTGTCACTGGATAGATGATAATTTCACCTTTAATGTAGTCAACTTTACCAACATCTTCATTGATATACTTAACAACTCCGTCATCCAGGCTGAAAAACTGAACCACACCAGTTTTTCCGTCAGGATCTGGTAAATCTGTCAGATATACTGTTCCTTCAACTCCATCGAGTGTAAATCCAGTTGATCTAATGTTGAAACCTTCCAAATCAGCGTGGAACTGATTTGCATAACAGACCTCATAGTTTGCAAGAGCATTGTATGCAGGAACCATGTTCCTTCTCATCACAAGTTTTGTAATGTTGGATGTAATCGCCCTATCAACTTGGTCAATCTGTGAAAGCAGTTTGCTATACTTTAATCTTCCACCAAACGAATTGATATCTGAAGATCTGGAATAATTCTCAATGGACTTTACAATCCTGCTGTATAAATCATCTGAACTGCTAATGAAACTTGGATCATATGAAACAGTTGAATCATACTCAACATACAAATATTTCAGATCTAAGAATTCTTGTTTAATTCCAGCAATCGTATATTTCTTCAGATCATTTTTGATTGATTCTTTTGCAACATCTGAAAGGAACTCACCATTTTTTGGTTTGATTGTGATGAAAACTTTTCCATATTGTGGTGGATCAAGTTCTTCACCACCATATGCACTCACAGAATCAATATTTGGATATAAGAAAGGTATCAGACTAGCGTAATCATTCGCTGTAACCGCTCTGTACTGTGATGCATAGACCCTAGGAGCAAGGTATTTGATGGTATCAATACTTTCTATGTCATCACCGTTTTCTGCCGCTTGTAGGGTCGTTATAGCGGAGATGCCAGTGGATACTTTATACTCATTTCCTGCCTTAGAGTAGGTAAGAGCACCAGAAAAAGTGAAGTTTCTAGCACCATCTGCTGCCGCTCCACTACTCACAAGATATGTCACCTCAATGGTCGAACCATTTTCAGGTTTTTTACCTAAAATGTTGTCTCCGAAGAGAATTTGATATCTTTCGTCGTCAATTTCTTGTGTAAGGAACAATCTAGTTGTTGGACTTACATTAAAAATGTTTGTATATGGTGAATATTCTTCTGTTGCTGTGTTAGTTACCGAAACACGAATCGTAGAAGTGTCAATATTTCGATTTGGGAGGATATATTTCGCATCTGGTTGAGAATCATCAACTGTAAAGGTCTTTTTCAGTAAATTTCCTTCATAAATTTTGATTCCTGAGAAAGCCGCAATCCCATTTACATCTGGAGTGACTGTAATATCGTCTGGAATTGAAAAAATGTAGTTTGAGTTCTCTGCTCCACCTAATGCAACAACGCCTTTCTTTAATTTTGCCGATCTTGCATCAAGTCCACTTAAATTTGCGGTAAAAGTGATGTCTGCAGTTGCTGATTTCGTCGATCTTGGGACATATCCGATGTTTCTCGCTAATGAAACGACATTTTCACGCAATGTTGCGCTATCAATGAACGATTCATTGACTGCCATGCTAGTATTGTAGGCAGTAATGTAAGAATTATATGCTAATGTATCAATCAGAACAGAAAAGTTCGACCCTTCAAAGTCAAAATCCGTGAAGTTACTGTTCGCTCTCAGATATTCCTTAATCTGAGATCGCAAATCATTGAAATCGAGGTTAGTAAACTGATTGAATGACATTATAGTCTAGATGGTTGTAAGATAAACTCTACATTCTGTGTAGGGATGGGTAATCCAGTGATGTCATATTCAATCTGAACCAATACAGTGTTTGTGTCAGGTTCAGATTCCACATAAACATTGGTCAGTTTGATCCTAGGTTCAAAGTTTTCCAATAATGTTATGATTTCTTCCCTTACTTCATCACCAACATACCCATTATTAAGTTCAAAAAGTGTATTGTAAATGGATGTGCCCAGTAAATCGTTAAAAAACCTCTCATCGAGACGAGTTTGAACTAAATTTACTACGGATTTCTTGATCGCATCCTCATTTTTCAAGACAGTTACATCATTTGTGATTGGATGTCTCTTAAATGCAAGACTTATATCTCTAAATCCGCGAGAAATCTGTACGGTCATCCATTTAAATACACTTTAACATACTATCTATAATGGTTTTCAGTATTTATTTGTAATCAATATCGATCTGGAATGTCTCTATACTCCTCTGGAGAGAAAATTTCTCCTTCGGAAAGGGTTTCAGTGCGTTTTGCTTTATGATGCATCACTTCATTCAGTTCCATTTCCTCTGGATCTTCTGTTTTATGAGGCAAAGACCAATAATCTGTCATCAAACTCGTTGTCCCCCACATTGCTTTCATGTATTCTGTGTTACGGTCTACAGGTGAATTACCCATTTGTCTCCTGATCAGTTGAATCAGAACTTTTTAAGGGGTTGCCATCCCTCGAATCGTATTTATTTTGTGGATATTCTTCCCTCTCTCCAGGTGTTGTCCAGAAGTAATCATCACAATCACCTAAACGACCCCAAGATACACCATTTTCTACTTGATAGAACTCAGTAGAAACTTTAAAGTCAGGTATCTTGGGGTCTTCTGGAGTTAATGAGATGTCATAGATGCGACATCTGTTATTTGGATACAGTGCATACTGACCATTGTACAGTTCAATCAAGTTAAATGACTTGTGTTCACTTGGAAGTTCACTGGTTGAATAGTCAATGATGTCTGCATCACCGTGATAATTGTCTAAGGTACAAATATATTCACCTTTCATTGTACCAAAGTGTCGAGTGCGTATCTCCCACTCCATTGACCCTACATGCTGCTTACACAGTGTAGTGACATCATGGTCCATACAGTTCCAAAACTGCAGGTTAGGGAGGTCTAGATCGGGGTCTGGTGTCTCTGGTTCTGCTACAAAGGCAGAAATCGGCAACTTATCAAACATTGCCGCATAATCTGGTAAGTATGTTTCAAAATAAAAGGCACGCCCTGGAAGACTTTTAGCAGCGATCCATATACCTTTTACAAATTCACCATGTCCATACTCGTGATCACAAAGATATTCCTTACGAACCCAAGTATGAACTGCTGGTAAGTTAGTAATCAGTCTTGACATATCATAGTTTACAAAACTAAACTATGTATCAACGACCTTGGCCACGATAACGCTTCTTTGCACCATTACGAGAAGATGCAGCGTACTTGGTGTGCTGTCCTGAACCTTGACGAGTCTTTTTGGGGGTAGACTCGATCATGTTCCCACCAATCAGAGACTTTTTAATCTTTGCCATAATTTGTTTTTTTCGCGGATTTTTTTGGAACGGGCGGTTTTTTCAGGTCTCCACCCATTAGACCATATAAGCATTATAACATACCCAGTCATCAGATCACGCGCATTTTTTCATGCCCCACGCGGATCAGAGGATCACACCAGATCTCATAACCCTTCTCAATCGCATCCAGACAGAAACTCACATCCTCTCCACACATATCTTGGACCTCTCCTGATTCAAAGGTTTGCATCTTCGGAGCGAACCACGGATAAGGCAGACTCTCAAAGA